CTGCTTGGCGTGGATTTGGCAAGAGTTCAATTGTGCAATTAGGGTTGCCTGCAAAGAAAATTCTAACCCGCGACGCAGGTTTTATTGTGCCTATTAGTTGCACAGCTACCCAGGCTGTGATGCACAGTGAGAACTTGAAACGTGAGCTGCAGTATAATGCTATGATAAATGCTATCTTCCAGCCAATTAAAAGTGAAATCTTCTCGCGTGATATGTGGCTGGCGAATAACCCTACCCCTGAGCGAATGGGAACACTTGTGCTGCCTAGGGGTTTCGGTCAGCAAATTCGCGGCCTGCTACACAACAACGAGCGACCTGACGTGCTGATTGTAGATGACCTTGAAGATTCTGAGAGTGTACACAGTGACGAGCAAAGGAGCAAACGGTTAGAGTGGCTATTTAGTGATGTGATTGGATCGGTAGAACGTGGTGGTAGGCGCTTTAAGGTCATCTACATCGGCACTGTTTTGCATGAAGATTCGCTTTTGTCTAATCTGCTTCAAGATGCTACGTGGACTTCTGAGCGTCTTGAGCTGTGTGATGATGAAGGACATAGTAACTGGCCTGAGCAGTACTCGGATGAAGACATTGCAGCCATGCGTACACAATATGTTGAGCAAGGTCTGCTTGATGTGTTCTACCGTGAATACCGTAACATTCCTATGGCTAAGGAGAATGCTCCTTTCAAACCTCCATTTAAGTATTTCGATCATGAGGAATTGAAGAAGCATCCTAACTTAACCTTCGCCGTTATCGTGGACCCTGCAAAGTCGACGTCTAAGGGAAGTTGTGACACTGCACTTGTTTGTGTAGGGTTGGATTTCCTGGGCAACAAAGTGCTTGTTGTGGACCTTGATGCTGGAAGAATGCATCCTGATGAGATGGCAGATAACGCATTTGCTATGTGCCAAAGGTGGGGAGCACACATTTTAGCAGTTGAAATCACAGGCTTGAATGAGTACATTAGCTGGCCCCTACTTAACGATATTAGAATGAACAAACATCGTATTGAGTTAGTCGAGCTTAAGGCACGCCGTGGACCCAGCCAGTACATTCCAGCTGGTTCCTCTCATGAGGGCAAAGATGCTCGTATTGGGGCAGCTTTGGTGCCCCTACACCGACGCGGAATGCTTTATTTAAATAGGGAACATCGCTTGACTCAGGTTCTTGAGGCTCAGCTGATGGGCTTCCCCAAGGCTAAACGCAAAGATCTTATCGATGCGCTGGCGTATGCGCCTGGGCTGCTCGCTGAAAGCGAACGTTACTTTGCTGGAATGGTTGCACTTGGGCGTGAAGTGGATGCTTTTCTTGACCGTAGCGCCGAGGACAAGGCTTTAGAGTCTTTGGGTTTAGGTAGTAATTTTACTCGTGACTGGAGAGTGTAATGCCTACGATTATTGATCCAGGAAATCAATCCCTTACGGTAGACATAGGTAAGAGTTTTGACTATAAGTATCCGTTAAACCTTAACCTCAAACCTGGAAGCCGCTTACACACAGATGTGTTGAGCAAGATAATGTTTCGTGCCCGTGAAGCTCAAAGTGTTATGCGGAATCGTTATGATAAATTTGACTTGACTGACCAAACCCTAACAGCCTATGCGCTGATGGACTCGAAGGAAGCCAAAGAGAAGGCTTCCGATCCTCGCAAACCTGTAGTTGTCGTAGTACCTTTAAGCTTTGCCACGCTTGAAACACTTTTGACGTTTAACATGTCAGCCTTCGCTAGTGATACCCTCTTTAAGTATCAAGGAATGGGACCTGAAGACAAATATGCTGCGATGCTGCTTGAGCTTGCCATCGACAACCAGTGTCGAAGGGCTAAAACCCTTCTCAGCTTGCATACCCAGTGGCGTGACTCGTATGCCTACGGAATAGGCGTGGTAAGTGCGTCGTGGCAGAAACGTTATGGCAAGGTTGCTAAGGCTAAAAATACCGCCCCGAAATTCTTCTCTACGATTATGCAAATGCTTATGAGCGAAGGTGCACAGTGGAGTCGTGGTAGCGAACGTAAAGTGCTATTTGAGGGTAACGTACTCGAAAACATTGAAGTGCGTAGGTACTTTCCTGACCCTAATGTGCCGTGTGACAGGCCGCAAGATGCTGAGTTTATTTCGTGGCTTACTAAGTCGAATCGGATGCAGATTTTACGTTGGGAACAAAACGAACCTGAGGTATGGTTTAATGGACAGTACCTCGGCGAGAACGACCACATTAGCTCGTTGTGGTACAAGAATAACGTCTCGACTAACAACGAACGTGTAGGTGACTCAGGCAAACCTACAATGCCTTCGGTTGACCTCCTCCACATGTATATAGATCTGATTCCTAAGGAGTGGAAGCTTGGTGCTGGTAAGTACCCTGAAAAGTGGTTGTTTGTAGTCGCAGGTGATAGTGTTATTGTACGTGCCCAACCCACTAACCTTAACCATCAAATGTTTCCGGTTGCAGTAAGTTCACCTACTTACGACGGCTATAGCGTTGCTCCTGTGTCTACACTCGAAATGATACAGGGAATGCAAGAGGCGATTGATTGGCTTTATAAGAGCCACTTACACAACATTCGCAAAGCCCTAAACAACATGCTTGTGGTTGACCCTTATCTTGTGAGATATGATGATGTAGCGAATCCCGAGCCTGGCAAGATTATTCGCATTCGTGAGCATGTGTGGGGAAGGGGTGTGCAGAATGCAGTTGAGCAGCTTAACGTGGCTGACGTAACTGGCAACCACATTCCAAACATCGGTTCGCTCATCGATATGAGTCAACGTGTAAGTGGTGCTGTTGACTCGCTACAAGGAATCGTGCGCCAGGGTGGTGAGCGTAGAAGTGCAACTGAAATGCGCGACACTCGAACGAGCGCGATGAGTAGACTTCAGAAGGCTGCAAGGATAGCTTCGCTGCAAAGCATGTATGATTTAGGTTTGATGTTTGCCTCACACCTGCAGCAACACATGACTACGCAAAGTTATTTGCAGCTCGTGGGTCGTAATCAGCAAGAACTCCAGGCACAATTCGGTGCTTCCACTAAGAGCGTTGATCCGCTTGAGTTTTTGTGTGAAGTGGATGTAATTCCGAGTGATGGGATTACTCCAGGCGGTGAGTACTTAAATGAACTTATTCAAATGTTCCAGCTGAGAGGTTCAGATCCTGAACTCATGCAGGCATTTGATTCGGTTAAAATGATGTTAGACCTTTATCGTAAGGCAGGAGTTAGAGGGGCCAGTGATTGGCTCCGTGCTCCAGAAATTAAAGTTATGCCAACTGAACAGGCTATGAACACCGTAGCCGATGCTGGCGAGAATGCCGTGCCACTTGGCGGTGGTACAGGAATTGGGAGAACTGGACAGTATGCTGCAGAATCAGTCTGAGTTAGAACTTAACCTAAACTCTAGCGACATGGAACGTTTCCTTGAGGGAAATATCTGGGCAGCCTTCTGTAAGGTTGCTGAGGCTAGAGGTCGTGTTATAGCGAATGAGTTGAGTAACCCTGACATGACACCTTCACTTGATAAGGTGAGGTTATTGCAGGGTGAGTGGTTTGGCATAATGTTCTGGTTGCAGTTTCCCGAAACCTTAAAGGCTGAGGCCTTACGACAGGAGAGAGAAAATGGAAAAGAGTGAAGTCGCAGTAGCTGAAACCCCTGATGAAATTTTGGCAGCTACGCAAGCATCTGACCTGGCTGAGTTGTTGCAGTTTGAAGAGCCTGTGAAGGCGCTTCCTGCTGAGAAGCCTGAGGCTGAAGTTGTTGAGTCTAAAGTTGAGGAACTTCCTCAAGGAGCTAAAGATGAACCTATCAAAGTGGAAGAAGTACCTGATGAAGTTGCTGGAGTGGATAAAGAAGCTGACGTAGTTGAGAATGAGGGTGAGGTAAAGGATAAGCCTGCCGAGGTAGATGAGGTTTCTTTACTTCGCGCACAAATCGAAGCTCTTAATGCACAACTCTCTAAGTTTACTGATGAGCAAGATGATGATGAATCTGCGGAAAGTACACACGAAGATGAAGTTGTGAGTAAAATAGAGAAGGTGTTGACTGAACGGTTTGGTCTGCAAAAGCAGCAGCAGGTGATGGAAGGTGTAAAGAAAGAACTTGCGCTTATTACACCTGAAAATTGGGAAGACACTATAACTCCACAAGGTTTGAATGCGGTGCTGAACACAGCCATTCAGGCTGCGGTACAGCAATCATTGCAGCAAAATGCAAGTATTATTGATGCCAGGGCTGATGCGGCACTTGAACGGAGAGAGTTCAATCGTGAATTCTACCGTGCTAACAGTGACCTTAAACCCTACACCGTAACAGTGCAGAAAGTTTGCAAGAAGCTAATTGCATCTAAACCTGATATGACGATGCAGGAGTTGTTTGTGGCTGCAGCAGATAGGTCGCGTGAGGAACTTCGACTGAAAAAGCCTGAGCAGAAAGTACTCGCTAAGGAAGCAGCTGAAAATCCTCGCAAGCCGGGCTTTACAAAGGCCCAAAGTACGAGAGGATTGCCGAGTGGAAAGCCACAAGGCAAATCGATTATTGATGAAATCAAGGGGCTAATGCTCTAGGAGGTTAGAAGTATGAACGACCTGGCTTACGCGCGTGCTCTACAGGAGAACGCGATTGATTATGAGGTTAGTGTGACAGCGGCTACAACGCTGAAGACCTATCAGACTAAAGTCTACATTACCACAGGCAGTGCTGGCAACTATAACGTCACGCTGCCATCGCCAGCCAAGTGTCCTGGTAACAAGGTAATGCTCCTTGTTATTGCGATTGGTTCTGACGATGCGGTGGTTGTAGACGAGGATAGCAATACGATTAAGGCTGGACTTGACGCTGTGCTTGATTGCATTGTTGTTGAGTCTAATGGGTCTGAGTGGCAACTTATTTACGACGGCGTTGCGTAATAGGAGGTAGTGAACAATGGCTGCTGAAACAAGAACTTATCGTACGGCAGGTACGACCCCTACGCTGGGAATGCGTGGTTCTGGCTCGTGGACAGAAGCGGAGCAACCGGATAGCTACCGCAAAGGTATCTTGCTGCTCTACCCAAACGGGGCACCTCTGACAGCGATGACGGCAAAGCTGAAAAGCCGCAAAGAAACGTCTAAGGCTTTCCACTGGGAAGTAAAGTCGCTGCCAGATTTGGGTGCTGCGGTTACTGGGGTGTATGAAGATCCAGCCATGAGCAATGCTTATGACGCTGGTGATGATTACGCTGAAAATTCGATGGTGTATTTGAAAGTAGCCGAAGCGTTTGCTAGCCGTGTGGTAACTGGCGTGACAGTAATCATGCGTCAAGCTGCGAGCGGCGCTACCCCGGCCGACCTGAACAATGACATCTATGGCCTCGTTACGGATGTCCAGCGTGCAGGTGTGATGAGTCGGCTGAGTGTGCGCTTGCTTGAAGCTGATGGCGCCAGCCACATGACTACCGATCTTGCAAGCTGTAATCGCGTGGTCGTGACTGGTAACGCATACCCTGAAGGTGCCCCTCGCCCGCCAAGCTACAGCTTCAATGCAACTGATGTCTACAACTACATGCAGATCTTCCGCAACTCGCTCGAGGAAACTGCAACTCAAATGGCCATCTCTGGCAATATCCTTGGAGATACGTACAAGGAACTGAAGCGTGAAACGCTTGAGCAGCATGCTCTTGCTATCGAACAGGCACTGATTTTCGGCCGTCGTTCGTGGCATAAGGGTGTGAATGGCCAGGAAGAACGCACGATGATGGGAATTATTCCTTTCATTCGTACGTATGCATCAGCTAACCTTATCGACTACGCTCGCAGCACAACGTATGCCGGAAAGACGTGGCTTGAAGGAGGCGAAACCTTCCTTGATGACGCAATCAAGACTTCGTTCACTTATGGTACCAAGATGGAACGTACAGTGTTCTGCGGTGCAGGTGCTTTGGCTGGCGTGCAAAAGATGGTAAAGAACGCTGGCATGTACAGCCTGACTCCCGGTACGGCGTCTTATGGTATTAAGGTTGCTACCCTTGATAGCATCTTTGGAACTTGGCACCTTATCAAGCATCCGCTTTTCACTCACGAAAGCTCTATGACGAACACGATGCTTGTCGTAGACCCCTCTATGATCGAGTTCACTTACTTGCGTGATACGCAGTTTAAGGGTGATACTACCTTTAAACAGGGTGGTGGTGATGGTATCGATGGTATCCGTGAAGAGTTTATTACCGAAGCTTCGTTGTCCATGTACTATCCTGAGCTAGGGATGTTCTTGAGCAACGTAGGTGTCGATAACATCGTGTAAGTTGTAGTTTGAAGTTGGTGGAGAGTGAAGTAGTACTCTCCACCAACTACATTCAAAAATTGAAGAAAGGTAACTGTTATGAGAAAGTTCTCGTTACTAGTCATTACTCTTATTTCGATTAACTTATTAGGTGTAATGTTACCGGGGGAAGTTACCTAATATTAGGAATAGATCAATGAACCTTTTACAGATGCGTACTCAGTTTATTAAGCAAACCGGGCGTTACGATCTTGTTGGAGTAACAAGTGTTGGTGGGGAGGACCAGCCCAA